TATTTCAATAGGCGAGATAGAAAAAGATATAAATAAAATTCTTGACGCATTTAAAATAAAGAAAATTGGGGCAGTTGTTTTTCCGTATGATTTTGAATTTTATGCTAAAACAAATAAATTATTTACAAGGGTTAATAAAAGGGTGCAAACTTGCTATTTAATTAGAACAGAAATATTTAACCCACAAAAAGAAGTTTCTACATTTGAGGACTTTTACCAATTTTTGAACCTAATTTCAAAAGGATATAATACTTTGTATTGTTCAAAACATTTAATAAAATGTAATGCAGTTGGCTCTGGTAATGGTGGGCTACAAGATTTTGATAGGTCTGAAATGGCACTAAAGGAAATAAATATATTTAAAAGTATTGACCCCACAATAGAAGTAATTAGTAAGCCGAACAAACCTTGGAAATATGAGCCAAAATTTACAGCCAAAAAATATAGAAGTAAACAGATATGAAAAGAATAGATTTAGTAGAAGTAGAACATCAAACAAGGATTGGAGATGAATGCAAATTTATACCCCCTAATATAACAGAAGATTCTATATTTTATGCAGACGGAGAGGCCATAGGATTTTATATGACAAAGATGCCAGAAAAGATGTGCAAACTTGCTGATTTAGCAAACGCTGAGTTTAATAGTAAAAACGTACCTAAAGCAGAAATGAGTAGAGGTCCTCAAGGAAGTAAGAAAGACAAGGCAGAAAGAGCAAAAGCTGGTATTAAATTAGTAACTCAAATGAGTGCAATATTAGGCAGCGTTCCACCTAAACCACATATGAGGCGACCATACCCAACAAGGTCAAGCGTTCATTCTGTTAAGTCTGCAAACACCTTTATAAAAGCTATGTTATTATTAGCCAAAGAAAGTGAGCAGCTAATTAAAGATATATTGCCAAAACAATACAAAAATCAATTAGATTTATTTGAAGATGTACCAAAGGAATGGAGGTTTGCAAATCTATTTACAAGCTCAATTAGTAATTATAATATATCAGCTCCGTTTCATAGAGATACTGGCAATATAAAAGGGGCAGTTAATGTAATAATATGCAAGAAGCACAATTCAAAGGGAGGAGATTTACATATACCAGATTATAACGCTACGATAGGTCAGCAAGATAATTCAATATTAGTGTATCCAGCTTGGAGGAATGTTCACGGAGTTACGCCAATAATACCCACTTATGAGGGTGGTTATAGAAATAGTTTAATTTTTTACCCATTAAAAGCGTTTAAAGGTTTATGACCCAACAAAATCCAACAACTAAAAAGGCAATGATACAAGCCTTAGAAAAGTCATTAGGAGTTGTTACCTCTGCTTGTAAGGCAGTAGGAATAAATAGGTCAACTCACTACGAATGGTTAAAGACTGACGAGGAGTATAAAAGAGAGGTTGAGAGTATAGAGGATATAGCTTTAGACTTTGCAGAGAGCCAACTACATAAGCAAATAAAAGACGGTAATACTGCTGGTACTATTTTTTACCTAAAGACAAAAGGCAAGAAACGCGGCTATGTAGAACGTCAGGAGATAGAACATTCAGGCAACGATATTCAAATCAAAATAGTTGAATGAAATCAGCACAACTAAGGTCTTTAAACATCTACGAGATAGCAACAAACGCTATGTCGTAGAACAAGGCGGAACAAGAAGTTCAAAAACATACAACATTCTAATTTGGTTAATCTACCAAGCAGCAACACGTGACGGGATAATCATTTCAATCGTCCGAAAAACATTTCCATCGCTAAGAAGTACATCGATGCGTGACACGATTGAGATATTGGAAACTATGGGGTTGTATTCAGAAAGCAATCACAACAAATCAGAATCAACGTATCAGATAGGCAAATCAATGATTGAATTCGTGTCGGTGGATTCGCCGCAGAAAATACGTGGACGAAAGAGACACATTTGTTTTATCAATGAGGGCAACGAATTAACCAAAGAAGAATTCTTCCAACTCAACATCAGGACGACAGAACGAATGATAATTGATTTCAATCCATCAGAACATTTTTGGGTTTTCGACGATGTTATCCCGCGTGAAGATTGCGACACATTTATTACCACTTACAAAGACAATCCATTCCTTTCTGAATCACTTGTTGCAGAAATAGAACGGCTGAAACAAGTTGATGAATACTATTGGAAGGTTTACGGATTAGGTGAACTCGCTGCAATTCGTGGTGTGGTGTTCAGCAACTATGAAATGAAATCGTTTGTTCCTGATGACTATGAATTGAAGGGATATGGAATGGATTTCGGGTTCACGAATGACCCGACGACATTGATTGAAATCAGAATGGGTGATGGTGAATTATGGGTGCGTGAATTGATATGGCGAACCGGGATGACGAATCAGGACATCGCTGAACGCATTAGGGAATTAGGAATTGAAAATGAAATCGTTGCAGATTCCTCAGAACCAAAATCAATCGAAGAATTAAGGCGTGAAGGTGTGAACATCAGGGGTGCAACCAAAGGTCAGGATTCAATCCGTGCGGGGATAGATTTGTTGCGTCGATACAAAATCAACGTCCATCCGGATTCAATGAACCTGAATAAGGAATTCAAGTCGTACAAATACAAACAAGACAAGGACGGCAATTTCAGCAATCAACCAATCGACAGATTCAATCACGGGGTTGATGCGTTGCGATACTACATCTTCACGAACCTGAATGGTTCAGGTTATGGGGAATATGAATTCTTATAATTCTTTTTTGTATTTCAAAAAAAAGGGTTATCTTTGTTGTGTAATTATGACAAACGATATGACAAATTCAGTAAAAAGACAAACAAGAAAAGTAGGTGTTGCCGGTGGATTCATTAATCAAATGATGGGCAACAATTCAACAACACCCGTTGTTGGCGAAGGTGCAACGATTTTAATGTATTCAGACCGAGACGCGTATGAAGTAATCAGCGTATCAGATAACGGAAACCAATGTGTGATTCGTGCGATGGAAACAACATTCGTTGGTGCGTGTTATGGTGACGAACGATACACGTATAAATCAAACAAAAACGGCGAAACGAAAACGTTGGAATGGAACGCGAAAAAGGGATGTTGGGGTGAAGTGACGTACACGATTGAAATCATCAGGGCGTTGGCTAAACGATTAGAAAAGGAATATGGTTGGGATTGGGTTGACCATTTGCCGGTTGACATTAACGACATCATAATCGAAGATGAAACCAATCCGTTCGTTAGATACAAATTAGTTCCGGGCGTTACTAAGGAGTACAAAAACTTTTACAAGGTTTCAGTAATTTTCGGAGTAATGGAACAATATCGAGACCCGTCATTCTAAGGCGGAAACAAATCAGATTCAAACGTCGTCCAAATCGGGCGGCGTTTTTTGTTATATCACTTTTTAGTTCTTCGGTATATTTAAATGTATGAGCATTGAAGAAAAATTAACGTTGGGGAAATACCAACTAATCGCATCCATCCCGGATGACCAAAATCCATTTACCACACAAATCCAAATGGTGTCAATAATCGAGAACAAAGAAGTTGACGAAATCAGAACGTGGACACCTGAAAAGGTCAAGGAAACAATCACGGCTTATTCTGCAATAGATTTGACGGGATATGAAAAGCGACGCGTTCGCGAATTGAAAATGGACGGCGAAAAATACACGTTGTATGATAATCCGGCGAAGATGACATCAGGACAATTCATTGATTTGGTTGAAGCGTTGAAAGGTGAAAGCAATCCCGTTCAGGTAGCTGATAAGGTCATTGCGATTATTGCAGTCAAGAAGGGTGAAAAGTATGACGGAACAACTATGATGAAACGTGCGTCATTGGTTCAGAATTTGCCGTTGGCGGAAACGTGGGGTGTGTTCATTTTTTTTTTGAATTTATATTGGAGATATATCGAAGTTACGGAAACTTATTTGGAAGCGGAGATGAAGAGAACGACAGATTTAGCGACGGAACTTTTGAAGAACGATGGAGTTGGTTCATAATCCTTGAAATGTTAGCAGATGCGTTGAAAATATCAGTTCAAAACGTTCAGGAAATCGGCGTGATTGAATTTCTGAATTGGTGGGCGTACAAGAAAGAACAAGGCGAAGAGATGAACCGAAAAATGAAACAACGGATGAGGTGAAACACGTAATTGATAATATAGAACAACGCGGAAAGGCAGAAGTTGACAACAAAGATGTTTTGTCTGAATTTCTGTTTCCTGATGACCTAATGAAAGTTATCAAGGAATGGGAAAGGGTGTTTCAGGATTATCACAAGAAATGAAAGTCGTCAAAGAATTATACAACCAAACAAATGACTTTTGGCAAAACGTGATTGATGAATTGCGGTTGTCATTTAAACGAAACTATGCACCAATGTCGAGGTCGGTGACGATGGCGGAAATCGGCGGGATGAATAAGTATCCGGTGACGTTAATTTCGCAAGGGTTTGAAATCACAATCGCATTGCCGTACTATTGGGATTTTATGGATTCAGGTGTTTCGGGTGCAAAGAAAAACACGGGCATTTCAAAGTATAAATTCAAGGATAAAGGGAAAGGGAAAAACGGCAAAGGTCAAAGGGGTGTTCCGAACATCAAGGCAATTCGGTTGTTTATGATTAATCGCGGCATCGTTGGGAAAAATTATACTAAGATTCGAGATATGCCAAGAAGTGAAAAACGACAACGGGCAATTGATGAAGAACTGAATCGGGTGGCATACGCAATCGCGTATAAGATTTGGCGTGATGGATTGTTACCGACAAATTGGGTTTCGGATGTTCTGAACGATAATTTGTTGCGTAGATTTGAAGAACAGATATTGAACGAATACGGAAGGTTAATAATTGAAATAAACAAATTGAAATGAAAATAGGACAAAAGATTTGGTATTGGAATGGACGTGAGATTCAGAAAATTGAAATCAAAACAATCCACAAAACGATTCATCAGGACGGCGAACGAATCGACAAGGTAAACGACAAAAGAATCGATGTGAATTTTGTATTCAGTACGAAAAAGGCATTGAAAGAATATTTGGTCGAAAAGGAAGAATCCAAGAAATCGCAGCAGATTGAATACCTGAAAACATTATAAGCCAACAAATAGTATGAACATTCTAATCGGTCAGAACCATTTCGATTCAGTCGGTGGCTCTGAAACGTTTTCGCATACATTAGCGAAGGCGATGCAGAAATTCGGAAAAGTGGACGTTGCAACGATGCGTCCCGGAATC